TTTAGCTACTATAGTTGAGTAGCTCCATACGTTGTTTCCTTGTATGCTTAAATTCTGTTTGTACTTATCAAGTTTTCTCATTGCTCTGTTTTTTATAAGGGGGTTTTTACACCCCCTGTAATTATTAAAGTGTTTTTATTTTATTTAATGTTTTGTGAGCCTTCATCATATCTTTTGCAAAATATCTTATTTCGCTTTCGTTTGACATAGTTTCTTTTTCAAATGTTCCATCTTCTCTTTTATTTCCTGAGGGTTCACTTAACCAAGTTAATAACCTTTTAAGTTCTCCTAAAGTGTGTATGCTATTTATAGCTATACCCCCACCGGCAGTTTGAAGATTAAAGGTTGTTTCATCTGTCTTTAAACTTAAATATGCAAAAGTAGTTAGCCCTGCGTTTTCAATTTTTTCTAATTTTAATTTGTTCATTTGTTCTGTTTTACAAATTGCTTAATTGCAATCATACTGCAATATAAAACAAATAAACTTATAAACAAAATAATTAATAACTTTTGTTTAGCTTATGGTGTAACGGCCAAAGTTGGGCCTGCTTAATATAGAGTAGGTGGCATAGCGGCAGGGGTCGATAATATGGTTGTGCTTATCCTCCGGTATGTTAACCAGCATGCCACTCTTATCCTCTTTCCACTTATAGTTTCTAAACTCCTGTATTGCGTTTTTAGAGTTTGCCATTATGTGTATTTTATAACGCTTTAGTAAATCTATGCCGGCATTAATTGAGTCCTTACCCTTAACGCTTGGAAATATATTGTGGCCCATTTTGCGCAGCTCACTTATTAAACGTGGTTCTGCACTATCGGCATATATAGGGTTGTTTAAAAGCTTTTCTTCTTTTAGGAAAGTATTTATATCGCTGGTGGTCATTTGTGTACGATACAGGTGCTCTTTAATGTAGAGGTTATGCCCAGCAGTATAAACTGATACTAAAGTTGTAGGGTCATTTGTATAACCAAAGTCCATGCCATAAGCTATAAGGCTAGCCTCAACTGGTATTTCTCGAGCCTCCACATATTTAAATATAGTGCTTCTGCTGGCTGTTCTTTCCCCTAAGCCGTACACCTGCCAATATTGTTCGTCTGTTTCTTTAAGCCTCTCTATCTCTGCTACAATGCTAGCATCTACAAAAGGGTTATCTAGGTATGTAGTTCTAAAAAAAGCGCAGTCCTCTCTTGGCAATACCTTATCGTATATCCAATGGTATTCATCAGAGGGGTTAAAATCTAGTACTATCTTATCCTGTGTTCTAAACAACAGCTGCTGCCAATCCTCAAAGTACAATTCGTTGGCCTCATTAATAAACAGTAAATCCCTTTTACGCCCTCTTATCTTTTGTGGCTGGTCTAAGGATATAAACTCTACTAGGTTGCCGAATAGGTTATACTCTGAGTTACTACGGTTATGGAAGTTCTCGCTATATATCTTATGGGCTTTTAATATGCTCATAAAATCCCTTAACACAGTAGCACGTAAGCTGGGAAAGGTTTTCCGGCAAATGGTTACTATCTTGTTATTGTGTTTAGTGCAGTACTCAAATATAGTCCACAGCAGTATATTGTAGGTTTTGCCTGAACGTGTACCTCCCTGTTCTACTACTATCTTTTTATCGTTGTTTACTAAGTGCTTATAAACTACGTTAGTCTTTATCTTTAATTGAGTCAATTATCTCTATTTGAAAGTTAGTAGGCATGCCCTCAGCACCGGTTATTTCTTGCCTCTCTACATAACCCCTGCCTTTGCCTTTTGTCTTTAAATAAAATATAGTAGCTGCTGTAGAGTTAGCTGATATTTGTTTATGTAGCTGGCTNTCTGCAAAGTCTAAAGCTACGTTTTCTATATCCCTTACATCTTTTGCAAAATCCTTATCCTCTTTAAGCCACTTGTAATAAGTGCTTCTAGGCGTTTCTGATTTCCTGCATGCTACTGTAACAACCCCTAAGCTCTTCTCTAAGGCTTTTAATAGCGTTTCCTTTTTTATGTGTCTACTTTTGTTCATATTGATAGTATTATTACAATTAAAAGGCCACCAAAAGCTATAGCTGTAACACGCATACTGGATGTGTATTGCTCATCACTACGCCCTTGCCTTGACCTGTACTGTCTGTGCTTTTTATTTTTCATAGTTTTTTATAAATTTATTAAACGGTTCTATTACGCAACTTGATAACTCAATATAGGTTTCGTTATGCTCCGGAAAAGTATGTATAGCAAAATGGCTTTCACTTAACAAAAACAAAGCTGTGTAACCGTAAGGCTCAAAATGCTTTTCACTTAACTCTAATACCTCAAAACCACTAGCGGCTAATAACGTGCCAAAATATTCCTTTAATGCCTTAGGCTCTGTTTCTTCTATCCATACTGCAAAGTTATATATCTGCGCTTTCATCAATTATAATATTTTTAAAGTCTAGTTTCTTATATATTTTTTTAATCTCTTTAGGCTGGCCCTTATAAAACACCAGTACGTTTTGGTGGCACTTACCTACTTTTCTATTGTGCATGTACCGGCCCACTCTTTGTGGCAGCGTGCCTATACTCTCAGCTATTATCATTTCGTTATATAGCTTAGCCCCATTTTTAATAAATATGTTTTTAACATCATCAGCAAAGCCATAGTAAAAGCCTTGCTTATCTCTTATATCCCCTACTACTATTACAGCAAACCTATTATCCTTTAAGCATTTTAAAGCTCCAGTAAATGCGTTGTCTAGTATTTGTAAAAAGTCTTTATACTCCTTTTGGTTACTCGCATCGTTTTTTAAGTCAGAGTAAACCTCTAAGTCAAAATAAGGTGGGCAACTAAATAGTAAGTCTTGGCTATCCTCTTTTATATGCTTTAACACGTTTTGGCCATCATCACAAATGTATTTACTTTTGCTGCCTTTAAGCCTTTGGTTGTTTAAGTCTGTTTGCTCCTGCCTTAGCTCAATACCAGTAAACGTATTGCCTAGCGCATCGCTTATATACCCAAACACACTATCCCCAGCAAAGCAATCAAATGTATTACAGTTATCTAAGCCAAACCATTTATTAGCTATCTCTGCGAGTACAGGGTCCAGTAAGCTTACGCCATTATTAGTAGCAGCCATTATATTAGTATCGCCTTTAGCAAGTGCACCCTCTCTGCTTTCGCCCTCATCTCCTATTAAGTTTCTCCAGTATTTTTTACGCTCCTGCCAATAACCTTTTTTAGTATCTAGTACGCTAAATGGTGGCACTACAAAAGTGTCCTGTAATTTGTTATGCTCTTCTTTTGGCTCTTGTTCAAATGGAAAGCCATCTAAGCCCCACTCTTCCAGCTCGTTAATATCCCAGTCGTTAGCCAATACATCCCAATCCCATTCGCCAAAGCCTACATTATCTTTAACTATAAATTCCTCTATTTGCTTATCGGTTAATTTATCTGCTTTAATAATATACACCTCTTTTAGGCCTGCTTCCTTACATGCTCTGTAGCGCATATTACCGCCTAGTATTTCCATATCCTTACTTACTACTATAGGCCTAAGCTCAAGCATTTCAGGAAAATCTTGTATGCTGTTTACTAGCTTTTTAAATTTGCCCTCTTTTATTGTTCTAGGATTAGTAGGGTTTGGGAACACTTTATTTATAGCAACTTTTTCTATCATAGTTATATAACGTATTAATTAGATTTATTTTGCCACTCAATGGCTTTAACAATTATTTTAAGTTTATCCCTAAACTCATAAAATTTATTGTCCGGTACATTTAGCACCATTCTTACTAAAGGGTTTTGTAGCGTTTTTTGCAGCTTTAAGTAATTAGCCTCTAAACTATTGTATTTGTTTTCTAAGTAGTTAACCTTATCTATCTCATCGTATGGAATACGGCTCTTAAATACAAAGGTGTTTTCAAACTCGTTAAGGTCTTTGTTATCTCTTTTGTAAATAGGGTACATTTTTACTAGGTGCATAGCTGATGCGTGGTCCATATTTTTCCCCTGAGACCTAAAAAACGCTGCAATATCTTTCCAGCGCATGTTAAGCTTTTCTCTTAGCAGGTAGCATACTAAGGCCCTATGCTCTACATAAGGCCGTTTACGTGTGTTACTATGTATGTTAAGCCTTGATAGCTTTATTATCTTATTTGCTATATCTAAAGGGGTTAAGTCTTTTATTTCGTTTTCTTCCATTATTCGGTTCTTAGTTTCAAAAGGTTGTAGCACTCAATATATTTGAGCTTAGCCTTTCCCTTGTATTCTTTTATAAATAATTCGTATAGTTTTTTAGTGTATTGGTATTTAGTGGAGCACTCATCAAAGTATCTTTCCGCAAACCTTTTGCCTTTGCCTTTAAAAAAATTAACATTGTCTGCTGCATCTCCAACTATCATCTGCTCGTAAAAGTTATATAAAGCCTCATCCTCAGTTATATCTAGTATCTCTTTATGCTTATAATGGTAGTTATACATAAGGCATGGAAATTGCTTATAGTCCTTATCTATACTAACAATCATTACCTCATTTCTACCTAAGTCTTTTGTTAACGTGGCCCAGTACCTAGCCACTAAGTCATCTGTCTCAATGCCAAAACCATAAATACTATCGTACTGAGTTTTAACGTAGGCATGCATCTCATGCAGCAAAGGTGGCAGCTCCTGCTTTTTTCTATTAGCCTTATATTTTGTGTTAAGTATTTTGCGAAAGTTGCCCTTAGAGCCGTTAAATGTTATAACCTTATCTACACTATACATTTCCTCTAAGTGGTTTACTATTGCCATGTACTGCTCATCAAACTTATTACGTGCATCTGCTATATCAGTAAAGTATTTTTCATCATCTGGGCTTTCCCTTTTACGGTAACAGCTGGCAAATATTAAACTGTCTGCATCTACTAATAATATCATTTAGCTAATTCTTTATAAACCTTATAGCCGTTTTCTTGTAAAAACTCTACAGCTTTGTTAATTGCTTTTTCTTTTTCTCTAAAATGCTCAAATATTTGGTTTTCAAAAGCGTGTGGTTTGTGTGGCATATTATATTTTTTTTAATGAGTCTTTAATCATTTTTAAGTGCATGTCCTGCATCTTCTTATTCTCTTCTACAACTTGGNTTATCATAAAAGGTAAGTCCTTAAAAAGCTGCTCTACGTTAAATGTTAGCCATTTTTCATCGTTACAGTCTCCGTAACCTATGTGCAGTTCTCCATCTTGGCAATACAAGTGGTTTGTTTCATGTATATAAGTATGCTTTTTAACTTGCTCTAGTTGTTCCTCTAATTGCTTAATTCTGTTTTTTAAAGTCATTTTATTAGTTTTTTATGTTAAATTTTAAAAAGTTTTTGTTCTCTGTTTCTTTTAGCTGTACGTTAATCATAACATCTGTTATGTTTGGGTCTTGCTGGCTATACTCTTCTATAGCTCTTTTTATTTGCATTAAGGTTGCTGTTGTTACCTCCATTATATAGTTTCTACCTCACATGCATCTAGCTCATAAATGCCATTATCTCCACTAAAGGTAATACTGTCTTTATATACACGTACTTTGCCGCCCTCCTGCATTTCTATATCCCAGTAAATATCGTTATGCTCTTGCTCTAACCATACCCATAGTTTTTCTTCTATGTTCTCATCCATCATATTAACCATTACTAAGTGGCCTGCTCTACAATTTGATTGAAATAATTTTGTCATTTGTTCTATTTATTTAGTTATTAATTTCTGTTTTAATATTATTTATTATAATTATTTTCAAAAGCTATGTCTTGCAGCTTATCTAATATTGAATAAGTAAGTCTTTCTTTTTCTGTTCCTTTGTCATAAACTGGGCTGCAATTATTACCTACTGTATTAAATATAAACTCTAATTCTTTTTTTGTAAAATACTTTTTTAAATCTTTTGTCATTTGTTCTGTTCTAATTATTATACTGCTAATATAATACTTATTTATTTATTA